TAAGCGCCATAAGGTTGAATGGTATGACCGCTTGTTTTATCAGAACTTAAGATAACTGATAAAGCGGGAAGTATTTGGGTTCGAATCCCAATGGCTCTTACTTGATGGTTTGCCGAAAGGCTGGGGCGAAGTTATATAGCTCGTATCGCGTTTACTGCCCGAGATACCCGTAAGTCTGACACCGTGAGATACGCCGGTCGCAAGTTCAGATAGATCATCAAAGTCTTGGACACGCAGACTTAAAAACGAAGTGGGCGCATGTGGAATCCATGCGGCTATCAATCATGAGCCTTGCCATGTTTTAACGGGTATGGGTAAAGTCAGGGTTCATGATTGATGGTTAAGCGTAACTGAATTGCCATGAGCAAATCATGTGCGTAGGATTGTGGGTTTCACGGTCGCCATCAAAATTTATGGGGTGAATGCGCAGGCTGATGCGTAACGTGAATAGTGTGCATCATGGTAGCTGATACTGCCGCGTTGTATATGCCGGAAATTCACTACCGGCCACCCCACCAATTCAGCGCAGGTAGCATAATGGTTAATGCCGTGAACTCATAATTCATAAAATGCTTGTTCGATTCAAGTCCTGCGCACCATTACACGTAACGCAAAACCAACTGAGAAAACCAGTCAGCGCCGTGAGAATCACCAACGTGATTGATGGTTTCGACGCGAAAAAATTCCTTATCAATCCCGCGAGTATCTAAACGAACATATCCACCAGGCTGCAATGCTGGCTGTAAAAGGCTTTTAACCCTGTAGCCTTGAACCTCTAGCTTCTTTTCGTTCTTACCGGCTTCAGTCTCACCATAAGTCACGCGAACGCCTTTTTGTTTCTCTGTGAATCCTTTTTTAGCGGCTGTCTTTTCAGAGTAAATCTTATGCTCTGATTCTGGCGACTCAATCAATCCGGTGTCAGGCGATAGAACGAAGGCTTGCATATCAACAGCTTTACCTTGCTTGAGAATCTGTAACTCTCGATTCTGGATTGACCACTCAAGCCCTAGAAAGTCGCACGCCTTTTTCATCGCTTCGCGTGAGCGGCCAATGAAAGCGAAGCCGTCAGGATATGTCTTGGTGGCGATATCTTTTGGCAATGGCCGGATAGGTAGGTTAAAAGTTGCAGCGATGTTGCTTAAAACCTGCTGAGCCGATACACCTGGCGCGAAGCTAAAAGATGTCTTTTTGTCTTTGTATTCAGCGCCACCGTCTGACATCTCCAACTCAGTGACAGAATCAGCTCCTTCTATGCGTGTCAAAGCCCGTGTAACCGTACCGGTGAAAATGGTAATCTCGCCAACGTCACGCTTATAACCAGCCTTCAAAATCAGGATGTTATTGACCGTCTCAACTAAAGCGCGTGAGTCTTTATTCAGGTTGTAGATTCGACAGGTACACGAATTAGGTGTGTCAATCGAACCTTTCTCAATGGCAAAGGAAAACCGTAGATCACGAATCTCAACGGCTTTACCGTCAGGCTTGCCAACAGTCAATGATGCTACACGGTCAAATAAAGCCATTAGGCACCATCCCAAACCGACGCGCCGCCATCAAATACCGTCAATCCTGAGTCCCATATACTGCCGCTAACGGCCGCTACTGGCGTGATAACAACCACGTCAGACGCAACAACATCAGGCACGTAATAAACAAGTGAATAGTCACCCGTTCCGACTGATTCATAAAGTGCGCGTGAATGCTTGTTTTTGTTGTCAATGAAATACAAATCACCAATTGGCAACAGCGTATTTTTAAACCGGCCAATTAGAGGGTAGTTTTTCACCATCTTGATATTCTCAAGAATGACAGCGCCATCCCGAGCGTAAATTGACAGTGAAAAATAACCGTACTTTTCATTCCACAAAATGCGAAGTGTGTATGGGTTGTCGCTTAAAACAATATCAACCAGTTGGTCAGTGGTATCTGGCAATAGTGGGATTTCAGCGAGAATCATTTGAAGGCTTTCATGATATTGTCTGAAATTGACTTAGCTACTCCAGTAGGTTTATCTTCGGTTTCTTTTTTACCTGCTGACTTTTGTGGTTCAGCCTTCTTTGCAGTAGCACCACCAGCGCCGCCCGCCTTCTTATCCTTCTTCGCACTAATACCCGGAGGAAGCTTCACAAGCTGGGTATCAACAAAACGGACGTTCACAAGTTCCATCGTAAACTGAACCTCTTCACCAATCTGAGCATTACGTGGGATTGAAACTGATTCGATCACCATGTCTGTATAAATGGCGTGCTTCGTGTAAACCACGACGATATCACGCGATTTAAACAGCTCACGAATGGCATCAAATGCTGTCTGAATGCGTGGAGATTCGTTATCCCCGCCAAAGTACTGCCCAGCAAATTCACCGCGTAATGGGCTATTTGTTATCGTCCCTGTTAGCTTTAAACGGTCAGATCGTTCGATAACATGGTCGGTAACTGGAGAACCAGACTCGACTGGGTTTTGTGTAACTTCATTGCGCCAGTCGTGAAGTTCGTCTAACGTCGCATCAAAGTCAATCGAAGCGATGCCGCCAAAAACTTTCGTGCTGGAGGTTGGTCCACCGTAATAAAAACCAATCATTTAATTACCCTGTGCATTCATGTCACGCGCCATTTTCTCAGTCTCTCGACCAAGAATGTTAACCGCGCCTTTTTCAAGCAAGTTGATATGCTCTTGAGGCGTACCCGGCGGCATGGTGAAGTTGTTTGTTTGGTGAAACGCTGGCGCAGTGGGTGACGCTGGCGCGAGGTTAGGACGAAGCAAAGTCTTTGGGTCAATGCTACTCGGACCCACTCTAGGTTTGCCTTTCTCTTCTGCAATGGTGCTGTTTACATGGTTCATTAAAGCCCCGATACCCAACACAATACCAGCGCCAGCAGCAATTGCCCATCCAGTAGGGCCCATAGCCATTAGCCAAGCTCCCGCCACACGCGCACCCTCTAGCAAGGCTGTAATACGCATCTTAGCCCACATGGCAGCGTAACCAATGGCAACATAGCCAAACTGAGCCGTAGCAGCCACAAGGCTAGCCGTCAAAACAGTGGTTATGGCATCGCCATTTTTCAAGTCTTTCAGGAAGTCGCCAAACAGAGACTGCCCTCCTTCCATATAGGTGTAAATATCGTCGATGGCTAGGCCAAGCAATACCATTGATGCAATAAGCACGCCAACTGGAGACAAGATTAAACCTATTAAGCTCAACAATCCACCAAGCATCATTGGGCTTAAAAGCGCAACAATAGCAATGCCAAGAACCTTAAATGCATTAGTTGCACCGCCAACAAACTTCACAAATGAAATAAGTTTTGACTCAATGGTTTCAAATGTATTTTTGAAGAACGCAGCGATCTTGGTAACGATCATTGACTCACGATTCATATTTTGAACCATAGCCTTGAACTTATTGGCTCCAAATGTCATAGCTTGCCCAATGGTCATTGGCATACTAAGCATTTGCTTTTCAATTTCAGGGGCCATCGCCTTAAAAGCCAATGCAAGCTTTTTAGCCGTTAGCTCGCCGCTGCTTGATAACTCATAAAGCTTGCCAACAGTCGTATCAAGCTGTTTTGCCAACTTGTCTTTAAAGTCGCTGGATAGGTTTTCCATAAACGACTTGAATTCATCGCCGTCTAGTTTGCCCTTTTGAAATGCCTGAGACAATTGAAGCATTGCGCTTGCTTGCTCACTTGCCACCGCACCACCCACCACCAAAGCATTACTAATCGCATCAGTGACCAGTAAAACATCTTCTTGAGTGGTTAGATATTCCTTTGTTGCACCAGCAAGACGGATATACATCGTCCCGTAGGCTTCAATCGGTTGTCGTGCGTTACTAGCACGCTCGGCAATGGTGTTAAAAGCATCGCCTACAGATCCAATGGTTTGAGGCAACATCCCAATACGAGCCTCCAATGACTGCATCGAATCCGCCACGCCAGCCAAGGCCCGCAAAGAAGCGAACGCGGCAATACCAGACAAAACACCAGACAAAGAACTTAGCTTATCTGAAGCATTTTTAGCTGATTCACCGAATGCAAAGAACCCGGTTGCCGCTTTGCTTGAAGCGTTTTTTATCTTGTTTACACCAGCTTCGGCGCGTGACAATTTACTCTCGTCCAGAGTGAACGAAAGTTTTGTAATTAATTCACGTACCGTTGCCATATATTCAATCTTTCTTTTTCATCGCCTGATCTTGATAAGCATCCGACATATCCATTAACGCATTCAACTTCATCAAGTCTTCAACGCTAGTCGTCCCAGCCTTCACCTCGGTGATCGTGGTTTTCTTTGCCAATATCGGACGCCATATCCATAATTCAGACTCTAGGTCAGCTCTTAATTTACCGGGAGACTTTTCGACACTTGAGTTTGAGCCCCGGCGGTTAGGCTCCCAAAGTTCCCCGCTGCTTTTTTGAAAAAAACTGCAAAGTTCAATTTCAGAACCTCCCAGAC